AAACGAGAACTTTGATATACTGGCACGGGCTTTTTTAAACAATGACCCAACTACAGGAGTTTTAAAAAGCGATGTTTATACGTTTCGCAGAGTTGATTTGACTAATGCGACGAGTGATTATGATTTACAGCTTGGAGAAGAGGCTTATTATGTATGGGATACAGAGATAAGCACTTCTTTGCCTTTAAGTATTAAAGTGAGTGGAATGTTGTATGAGTTGATTGTTGTTGTTCCAAACAAAGCAACTAGTGGAATAGACTTAAGGTTATATCCAAATAATACGACTTATTCATCGGCTTTTGAAAGGACTTCGATATATCCAGAGTCTGATGGGGCGAATGTTCATAACTGTAAGGACACGAATCCCGCTTTTCACTACGAATATGTAGGTGGAGGTGGGATATTAATTTCTTGGTTGCAAACCACAACAACAAATAAAGGAGAAATGCATCACCTTACTATACAGAGTAGTAATAACTCGGTTTCAGTTCATATACAAGCAGCACACAGATGGAATGATACTACTACTGTTTGGTCTTCGCTCGGAACTTTGATTATTGCGGATTCAAATGGGACTTTATATGTTTCGGTCAGGAGGTTAGTATGATGAAAGTCTATGCTTTTATTCACCCAGACTTGAAAATTCTTTGTTGTGCCTTATTACCCGAGGCAGTTCCAGAAGGCGTTGAAGCTGTAGAACTTGATGTAGAAAGTATTGATGATGTTGTATATGATAACGGACAAATCAGGCTAAAAACAGAGGCAGAAAAACTCGCAGAAGAAAAGCAAAAGAAACTTACAGAACTGAAAAGTTATGTAGCAAGCATGCTTGAACCGACTGATTATGTGATTGTTAAAATCGCAGAAGCGCAAGCGCTTGGAGATACAGAAAATGTAGAACAGCTTAAGCAAAAATACGCAACACAGCTTCAGCAAAGACAAGCAATCAGGCAATGGAACGAACAAATGAAACAAGCAATCAAAAACGCACAGACTTTAGAAGAACTAAGAAGCTTGAAGATTAGATATGGTTAAGGCTTTGTTTTCTATTAGCACAATCACAGCTTTGTTGTTGTTTGGTGCTTGGCTTTATGAACGCAAGACACACTTTCAGACAATAGAAAAGCTTTCTATGTGCAAAGCAGAACTTCAAGCTACACAAGAAAACTTACTCAAATACACGCAACTATACACAGACCTACGGAACAAATGTGAATTGAACAAAAAGCAAATAGAACAAAAATACACCACACTCTTGCAAAAATCACTTGAACCCTTACCTCAAATTACAATACCGAAAACTGAAGATGAATGTCAAGCTTTGGAGGAGATGATAGATGAAGCGTCTTCTTATTTTAGCAAGTAGTTTTACAGTTTTTGCTTGTGCACCAAAACCTCAGATAGTAGAAAAAGAAGTGTTTGTGCGGTGTCCTGTGCCTGATGTTCCTAAGACAGAAAGACCAGTAATCAAGCAAGATGCGACTTATCCAGAAAAGCTGAAAACCTTGTTAGACTATATGTTCAAGCTTGAAAGAGAAAACGAACTATTGAGAAGCATTTTAGATATTTGCAGATAAAACAGAACGGTTTAAAATAATCTAAAAGGAGGTAAAAACATGCTTGGTCTTCTTGAAACGCTACTTAATGAAGATGTTTTAATCTTTGAAGAGGATTTAAGCAAGGTGGATGTTTTACTTAAAGACTATCCAGACCTTATTACAGACATAATTAAAGTGCATAGTTTTGCTAAAGATAATGAAGATGTTATAATAGCTGAATACATTTATCCAACAGAAGACAACAAACTTATTTATGAACTCGGCACGTTCGGTGTAAAAGAGGCAGTGCGTTTATCTATGGCAATTGATATGCTTGGAGTAAGGTCTAAAAATCTCATTGTCAGCGTAACATATCCGAAGGAGGATATAGAAGATGAAGGCGATTAAGGATTTTCTTACTTACTACTGGTTTGTGGTTTTATTTTTGCCTCTTGCACTGTATCTTTACTATGCAAACTCCTTTGACCCACAGCTAATACCAGACCTTGTATTTCGTAAGCTATCCATTGCATTAGCAAGTTTAGGTTTTGGCTATTTAGCAAGGCGGTTGATAGTAGGCAGAGTTGATTGGCAAGGAGTGTGGCAGTATGTTTATGCGATTGTTCTTCAGCTTATTGTTGCTCTTTCTTTCATCTTTGGTTAATGCGCAATCTCTTGAAGCTTGTATTCGTATTGCAGACAAAACCAAGCTTGCTACGACTAAATTCTTTGGCTCCGATTTTCCGTATTGGTATAACATAGGCTTAGCCCATACAGAAACGAAGTGCAGGTTTGTTGTAAGCAAAGATGGGCATGGTTCTGTAGGCTACTTTCAGCTTACACCAAAATTTTTAGACCCGATGCTTAGACCTTACTTTCCCAAATATACAGAAAATCATATGCACCACTTTTATGCCTTTGCGTATTATTTACGCAGTTTATACAAAGAACCACTTTGGATAATGTATCAACGGTATAATGGCGGTGATTTAGTTTTGAAAGAGTGTAGCAGGGCTAATAGTGTGCGATGGGAAGATTGTAAAGCACAGTGCAGGCGTAAAGATGTGTGCGTGTGGTTTGACGGTTTGACTTGCAGACAATACAGAAATGCTTGTGATATAAACTACAGCTATTCCAAAAAAGTTTATCAAAACGGACAATATTACCGCACTGGTGAAGATAAACTGAAATTTTGGTAAGGTTGTGTTATATTTATTTGTATGATTGTTTTAAATGACTATACCAATACCCCATTTACTGTTGAAGAAGGTGAGTTAGAAAATTTTGCGGTTAGTATATACAATGAATTGAAAAGTTTGAATGAGCCTCGTCATGCGAAAGTCCGAGACTACATTAGAGAATTAAACGGAAACTCAGCAATTCCAGAACCAGAACTGGATTGGCAAAGCAATATCAAGTCAAGCTTATTTTTTCAAAAACTTGCTTTTGCTTATTACTACTTTCGCTCTCTTGTAGATAGAGCAAGTAAAAACTTGCTCACCTTTTACGCATCAGACCCATACAGCAAAATGCCGTCCATTCTGAAAAAATGCTACGACCTTGCGATTTATAAATCTGATTTCTTTCAAGAAATAGGGCTTACTTTGTTTTATGGTCTTTTGTCTGGACACCTTGCTTTGCTTATAGACACAGATTTTGAAATAGACCAATTTGGCGAAGTTGAAAAGAAGCTTGTAGTGAAGGCTTTGCACCCTCTTGATTTTTATGTCTCAAACGATGGTTCCTTTTATGCGTATGATGTGTATGTCCCATTTGAGAAAGCCTACAGACTTCAAAAGTTCTGGATGATGAAACCAGAGAAACTTGAGCCGTATAACATATCTACATCAAAAGAAACAGTAGAATATTTAGTGAAAAGTTCTCGCAAGCGGGCTTTTGTGAAGCTTACTTACATCTATGGACGGTATGTCAATAACGATGTAGTATCTACACCAATCAAGATAACTCTTTTGAACGATACCAAGCTTGTTGATGTAGAACAAATCAATCATGCGGACAATCTGATGCCAATTGTTCATACTTATTTCTATGCTTCTGATTTTCAGCTTAGCTACGCAGACCTGATATGGGATTACTACAAAGAAGACACAAGACTTTTGCGGTCTTTTATTGATAGAGTTTTGCTTAGCACAGCGACAGCTTTTGAGATTTACGTGGATGCTATTAACCAAGAAGATAAAGAAGAGCTTGAGATAGCGCCTTATATGGTGTTTAAAACAACTTCTCCTGACCAAGCGGTTAGAACCTTTCAACTCGCAAGTATTGACCCGAATGCTTTACCGTTCAGACAAATGATACTAATGGAAGTGCAAAATGTAAGTGCGATGTCTGAGATACTTGAAGGCAAACCAACTTCAAAAGGCAGACCGACGGCAAAGGAAATACTCATTAAATCTCAACTGAACGCACAGTATGTAAATACTCTCATCAACAGAATTGAAGAAGAGTTTATTGCAAAAACGGTTCGTAAGATGCTTGCGGTGTTTATTCAGACATTTATAGATGAAATACCAGCAATACTTACTCCAGAAGAGGCTCAAGAGTTTAACATGTTTGTTAATAAAGCAATTATAGAGGACAAGCCTAAATATTACTATCTTGTCAAAAACATTTACAAAGGTATTACGATTAGAGTTGAAGGTTTAAGCGGTGTTGTGAGGCAGAAAGAAGAGCTTGAAAGCTTGTTATCAGTGCTTGAGTTATTTAGCAATCTTGGTGCTTTACCATTCCTCAATGTGCCTATCATAGTGAAGAGAATAGCTGATATTATGCAACTACCTTCTGAGCTTGTGCGGATACCTACACCAGAAGAAATGCAAGCGATGGCACAAGCGCAAAAAGTTAAAGAAGAGAACATTAAACAGTTTATCCAGCAAATTCTTTCTGATGAAGAAATGTTGCAAAAGATTGCCCCTAAGTCTAAAGACCTTTTAACATACTTAAACCTTGCAATAGGAGGTGATAATAATGCAGTTGAATGATTATCTGCTTACAAGTGTTGTGGTGATTAATGTTGTATTTTTGTTTGCTTTTGTTTTTGTGGTGTTTAAGTTGATAAAACTTCAGGCAAAACTGGAGCTGATGGAAACAAAGTTTGAAATCTTGCACGAGAGCTTACAAGATTTGATAGAGCGTATGCAGAAGCTTGACGATAAGATTGACATAATTAAGGAGATAGAAAAGCTTGTAGAACGTATTCAAGTTAAGCGTGAGGAGGATAAAGATAAAGTTAAGCAGTTTTTGATTAGGAAGTTCAGCCATGATATGGCAGGATGATGCGATAACTTTTCAACAGGTGATGGAGAAAGAAACGAAGTTTATAAAGTTTGTTTTTCTGGATGGAGTGTATATAGGCAAAAAGCTTGGAAATGAATTATTCTGCGATTTTCATCCAACGATTGAGACAGCAAAACTTTTGAAGCAAGCCATAAAGGTTTATAAACCAATTGTAGTGCCAGACCCTTATAAACCTACAAGAGAAGGCTTGCTAACCAACACAGGGCAATACATCTACTTCAGACAGTCAATTGTTTATTACGATGGTATTATCAGACCAGTTTTCTTTAGCAAGATGTATTCTTCTGATGTGTTTGATGTGCAACCTTTTTCACTGCTTGCAAGAGCTTGGAACGGCGAGTTTGATTTACAAACAGCGCAGAAAAAATATTTGGAGGCAATGACGCCATGAGGGTGCTTGTGTTTGGGACAGGAATTGAATTTAGCCACGTGCTTGGTTTAGCTACTGCGGGACATGAGGTGTATTATTACACCGATTACATCTCTCCATATCCGAGCTTTGATGATTTTGCCACAGGGTTTGGTTTTGAAAACATCAAAAAAGTGCATAATTTCTTTGCCTACATAGACAAAGTAGATAAGATTGTCGGCTTTGATGTGTATGGTGGAGATTTGTTTTCTTTCTTAGCGAACAAAGGATATAAAACTTTCGGTGGTGGGATAGCTACGGAGCTTGAGTTAGACAGAAAGTTTCTTAAAGTTATGTTGAAATCAGCTGGTGTTCCTGCTCCAGAATACAAAATTGTAAGAGGTTTTAAAAATATCAAACCACCTTGTGTAGTGAAACTTTCTATCTTTAGAGGTTCAGCAGAAACTTTCTTTATCAACAACGAAGCAGAAAAACGCAACTACGAAGCAAAACTGAGAAAAGAGTTCGGAGAATTTCTTGACCAGATGGAGTTTATCGTAGAAGAACAGCTTGAGCTTGATGATAGATATGTTGAAGCTGGAATAGATGCAGTATATGACTATGAACAAGGTGGTTTTCTCTTTCCAATGCTCTGCGGAGTAGAGTATAAAAAAGGTGTATATATCGGTAGAGTATGCAATAGCTTGTCTGAGTTGCCAAAACCTTTGCAAGAAACACTGATAAAGCTTGACCCTATTTTTAAAAAGTTTAAGTATAAAGGTTTTATAAGCACAGAAGAGTTTATCAATACACGAGGCACAGACCACTACTTCCTTGATATAACAGTTAGGTCTCCTTACCCGCTTGGACTTGGTTATAGATACGCAATGATAAATTTTGCAGATGTAGTGCTGAACGGAGCAAGACCTGTTTTCAGAGATAAGTTTTATGTAGCTGTGCCTATGAAGATTGAAGAGGCAAAAGAATTCTTTGTGTATGTTGATACACCCGACCCAGAAAAAGATACAAGATATAACTTTGAAGCTTTGATGAAAGTCAAAGGTGAGTATTACATACCAAAAGGCGAAGGTGTAGAAGCTTGTGTGTGTGAGTGTTTCTCTTCTCTTGACGAGGTTAAAATAATAAAAACTATGGAACAGTTAGTGAAGAAGGTTTCGGCAGTATCAATGCAGGATGATTTACCTAACTTACCTCTTGCTTTGCGAGAGGTGAAAAAACTATGGAGATAATGAAATACGCAAGACTTGAGGAGTTGTTAAAAGAGTACGAGCAAGTGCAGTCTATCAATCAGAAAAGTCTTGATATTATGTCTATTGAAGTTCAGTTTCAAGGATATAGAAAACTGCTTGAAGAAATAGAACGGGAAAAACGCAATCTTGAAAAGCTTGAAAGACAAGCTGACGTGCTTGGTATAAAGAACCCAGTTAGAACGAAAAACGAAATTGCAATGGTTAAAGCGAGATTACTTGAGCTTGAAAAAGCGATTTACGATGCGTTTAAATCATTTCGTGCTAAAGAAGAAGCAACACCAACTACAGCTATACAGATTAACATTATGACCTCTTCTCCTGATGCACCAATTGTGGAGGAAGAGTGATGAGTGAGGTAAAGCCGACACTTGTTTTTTACGATGATAGAACACTACCTTTAAACTCTTGGTTAAGCCTTTTTCCAACAGGTAAATGGATAGATGCTCAAAATAGGAACTGGTGCTGGGTTATAACAAATGTTGTTGCTTTTGTTAGTGCTTATGAATACAGAATAAAGTTTGATAATTCTACAGAGAATACTACATTAATTTTCCCGTTTGTAGTTAAAACCTCAGATAAAGGTATTAAAAAAGTTTTTATTGACAGTGTGGAACATCAAGTAAGAAATAAAGAAAATTACGGTAATATGTTTGTGGTGTCTGGGCAGGAGTTTAAGTTTAAAGTAGCGACAAATTATAAACTAAGAAAACAGACAGTTCCAATTTTAGCAGTTGAGTATAAACAAGCTATTTTCAAGAATGTAGAGTTTTTAGATTTGAGCTATATTAGGTTAAGATCTACTTCTGGCAGTTTTTACACAACAAATAAAATAACTACAGACTATATCACAATACGAACTTTTTATCCTAATTTTATTGCATCTAACTTCATAGCTTGCGGTTGTATTATGATACGCACTACTTCAAGCGTATTTAACAATGTTAATAGCTTTTCTGTTTCAGTTATAGCTAACTGCAGAGACACATCTTGGACAAGGTTTGGAGGTATATGGAGTTCATGCGACACGTGGATACCATTGACTTAACTAAACTACCAATTGTGAATATGAAAGGTGATGCGGTTTATTTGTCTGAAGAGGAGTTTATTGTCTTTCCTCAGGTAGTGCGTCAAAGATATTTAGAAATAAGCACTTTAGCAAACAACTTTGTAGAAGGTTTTGTTCTAAACGATAAAGTGTTTTTGGTTTTGAGTAGAGACACTTTTTACGATATCTTTTACGAAAATACACTTAGAACATACAGTAAATTTGTTGGTGTAGTAGTATTCGGCGATGTGGTTTTTTGTTTTGTAGATACTAACAGATGCTTGGTTATAAACACAGCAACAAATGAAGTAAAGACTATAACCATCTCAGAACCGTCAAACATTGTTTATGTTTATCAAATTTCAGCTTATTTGTTTGCGGTTATTACTACTCCTCCCACGACTGTTTATATATACAGCATGGATGATGCTGGGAGAATTGCAACAGCAACTGATGAAAGCACGATAACACTTCCAGCTTATTCGTATGGTGTGTTTGCTAATCCGAAAATTAATCCGAGACTTATAAAGAAAAACGATTTACTCTATCTCATTGGAGATGATGCCACCGTTTTGCTTAGTCTTCAAGTTTCAGACTTGATTTACTTACGAACTAAAGAGACTTTTTTGCAAAGAGTTTGTCCATTTCCAGAATTTGAAGAACAAGGTATTGAGTTTGTAAGAGAAACGCAGAATTTCTATCTTTTCAGAAACTCATTATTTAACAGTTTTATGTGGATTAGCAAAGGCAACAAGCGGATTTACTTCTCAACAAACTATTTATATTTGTCTCAGTATTATGTAGTGTATGACAGAAACCTTTATACGTTGCAAGATACAATAGACCCAGACAAACCACATATTTTGTTTCAGAAAGAATTTACAGTAAAGTTTAAGAAAAACTGGTTAAATCGTATAAACTTAGAAGTGCTTGAAACAACTGACTACGATATAGGGCACATGGTAGTGCTTAATAGGTTTCTTGATTTTCAAAACTTTTTTAACTACACAGTTAGAGCAACACGAACAAATTACAGACTTGCTTTGCGTGGTGAAGAGTTTGTAGTGTCTTTATACACAGACCAAGCTTGCAGGATAAGGAGTTTTCAAGCATGGTGAGGATTATTAAAGCTGGAAGAACTGTAAGAGTGGAAAAAGGTGTGGTGATTTTTGTAAAGCATGATTTGACTGTTGAAGCAAAATTGGTAGAACGACCTCAAAACATTTATGTTGATGAAAGTCTATTTTCTTGTGCTATATTTATATCTGAGGAGGATGAAAAATGGCGACAACGATAAGTGTAGCTTATGCGCAAGCTGTTGCCACAAATATACTCCAAAACAGTTATATTGGTTTAATAAGACAAGATGGTTCCGAATGTCCGATAGATAGAGTAGCTTTTGGTTCTATTGTTATAAACGCAACTTCTGACCCAGATTATATTGTGCTTTCAAACCTAAACGATATTACATTTCCTATAGCCTCTGTTGATGTAGCACCAACGAGTAATCCAGTTGTTCAAGTAGCTTTGTATGATGCAAGCAGTGGTGGAAACCTATTAGCTAAAGCGGATGTAGTAGCTAAACCCTACCTTGCAGGAGACCAGTTTAAAATACCAACTGGTTTTTTGCAGTTTAAGATACAAAAAGTTGTCGGATGAAAGATATAGTTCTTACACCTAAACAAGAAGAAATAATCAAAGCGTTTTTTGAAGGAGACAGACTCTGGGTAATGTCTGTTGGAGGTAAAGGTTCTGCAAAGACTACAGCTACTTTGTTTATTCTTTTGCGTTTGATGTTTGACCGAAAATATGAACGGAGTAAGATACTCGTAGCACGGGAAAGTCTTAGAGACTTGAAAAACACGTTGATTGACGAGTTTATCAGACTTTGCACAGAGAAAGGCATCAAGCTTGGTATAGACTACGATGAAAACAAGCAACTTCAGAGGATTTATTCGTATGTAAATCAGTCCGAGATATTTTACCTAAGCTTGTCCGATAAAAATGAGCAATACAAAACAGTCCGAAGCTACGAGTTTAATGTTGTGATTATTGATGAGTTAGACAGACTTAGTCAGAAAGCTTTTGTTGAAGCGTCTGAAAGGCTCAGGTATCCTCACAAGTTTATTCGTGGTCTTGTAAATTTGAACCCAGTCCCAGAAACACATTGGATTTATAAAGAGTTTGTAGAGGAAAGCGGAGCCTTTACTCCTTTTACACAAATTATTAAATCAAGCGTGTATGACAACTTTGTGTATGTTAAGTTGTCAAAAGACTTTCTTGCTACGGCGGATACTTACATTTATGATAACAAAGTCTTTTACGTTATTAACAACAGGCGGTATGAGATAGTTTCAGAGAAAGATGGAGAAGTGATAGCTAAACGGTATAATCCACCCCACAGCTACCTTGCTCAAATGGAGCATAGACCTTATTACTACAGAAGAGTTATGCTTTATGGTGAGTGGGGCAATGCTTATTTTGAAGGCAACGGTATTTACACAGAATACTTCTCTGAAGAGAACATTTACTCCGATTGGAACCCAAATGCAACAATGCCTTTCTATTACAACTTCTATGCAGGAATAGACTTTGGTTTGAGAAGACCAGCATATGTTCTGCTTGTTGAAGATGAGCTTGGTAGATTGATTGTGATGGATGAGCTACTTGGTGAGAATGAACCTTTGGTTATGTTTATAGAGAATGTGGCGAAGCGGTTGAGAAACAATTTCGGTATTACCATTCACGATGTAGAGTGGTGGGGCGATATAGCTGGAAGACAAAGAGACCAGTATGAAGGTTTGTCTTTACTTAAGAAAATTCAAGATGAATTCAGGATAAGTATTAAAACCATGCAAGTTCCACAACTTCAGAGCATAGAAGCGATACGAGATATGCTTATTACTGACATTCAAGGTAAAAAATGGTTGCGTGTTTATCAAAACTGTCATATAACTATGAACGGTCTTTTAGGCGAGTTTCAAGTTGATGAGAGAGGTAAATTACTAAAAGACGGCTACTACGAACATATTCATGATGCATTGCGTTATGTTTGCTACCCACTTTACAGAAAAGCAAAAACCTCAAAACTTGTAATAAAAACACCAAAATATTGACAAATTTTTCGCACTATCTATATTAATAGAGCAACGGAGGTAAATAATGAGCGACAGGCTTGAAGATTTGATTAAAGAGGTAGAGGCTTTGCTTGGAAAAAACGAAGAGAATTCTTTTGAGCAAGAGAGCCAGCCAGAACAAAATGTAGCTAACCAGCAAATGAGCTACGAAGCAGATGAGCAAGAACAAAACGATTATCAACAAGTGTATCAGCAACTGTATTTGGAAAATTTGAAAAATCTCGGAAGAAGTATATTTCTTAGCAGACATGCTAATTTACCAAACATTGGTAAGTATCTACCGTTCATAGAGCAACGGGCAGAACAGAAGCTCCAAATAGACCTTGCACAAGGTAAAGCAAAAGACAGCTACGATAAATATTTGGAAGAGGCTTTTAGAGAGGTTCTTGAAGAGTTGAAAGTTATAAGTAAAGATTATGTAGATATAAACAAAACTGTAGCTTGGCAAGAAAGCTTAGCTAAGCAAACTACCGAAAAGCCTTACACTATCAAAGATTACAGAAACGACTACAAGAAGATGCTTGAGTATGCTACTTACAGAGGTGTAGCAGATATAGTCTATAAAGATGGCTCTGAAAGAGGTAGATATGGCGAACCTAAACTTAAGCTTGGCGAAACAATTGATGAAATTAATATTTAAATAAAGGAGGTGTAAAGCATGGCGATATTTTGGCAACCAACTTTAACACCTATGAGCCAATTAGGTTTTAGTGATGAGGAGTTTTTTTCTTACACCACTGAGGTAGGAACCTATAGGCTTAGCAGAGCGTCTATAAGCAAGGAGATAATGAAGAGAGCAATGCCCGAGCTGACGTTCAGGAAGTTCGTTTCCAAATGGACTGACTTTAGAGCGGGAACAGACAGATACTTTGAAATGTGGAAGAAAACTACTGCACCGTATAGCCAATATTGGCAACCTGTAGGAGAATTTGACCCTCTGCCTACTGTAATGCCTGCTTACAAAAGATATTCAGTAAGCGTAGAAGAAAGAGGTGCTCAGATACCTTGGACAGAAAGAGCACAAATCTTTTCTGCAATAGACATAGAAAGCGAAATCAGGAAGCACCTTGAAGAAGTAGTTGTTGGTTCTATAGAAAGAGACTTAATAAAGAATGCGTTCATGTATCTTGACGTGCTCGGTTTATATACCACAAGTGGTCTTGAACTGCAGGTAGGAGTATCTCTTAATCAAACAAAAACCTTTGCTGAAGAAAGCGGTTTTCCTATCACAATCAACCAATACTCCATACCCGCAGGAACAACTTTTGCACCACTAACACTTAGTGCAATAAGACAATTTGTGATGGAATTGGCAAGACAAAACTGTCCAAGCTATGACGGAAGAGGTTTTGGTAGGTATGTAATAATCATGAATGCACAAGCAAAGAACAGGATATATTCAGACCCAGAGTTTCAAACGATATTCTCAAGGTTGCAAGACGCAAGAGCATTCAAAGAAGGCTACATCGGAACTTACTACGGACAAGAGGTTGTTGAGGATAACGGTAGATGGATAGAGTTCGTATTTGGTGAAGTCAATCCAAGCTTGCTTGACAAGTCAATTTGTATCTTCCTTGGAAGAGATGCTATCAGAGAAGCTATTGTAAAACCTGAAGAATTTATGCACCAAAAAGGAGACTTCAACAGGTTCCGTGCGATAGGTGTGAATACTTATAGAGGCGAGCAACCTACTTGGTTCGCAAAAGAAGGTCAAGCAGTAGGTGGTATTTTGATAGCAGGTTAATAAATCATGACAAATGAGGAGCTGGTTAGGTTTGTTATAGAAGACCGCAAGGTTCCATATAACGACCAGCTCCTCAATCTTGCTTTTCAATATTTCAAGCTCGTAATAGAAGATTTAGAAAAGCGCAACAACTTTAACTATATGCGCAGAACCTCTCTCTTCACTCTTCTTAAAGACAGTTTTTCTGTTAATTTTACTGAAGATATCAAGCAGTTCAACGAGATTGTAGATAAAAAACGCAAGATGAAGCTAACAGGTGATGAAAATGTAAAAATGCTTTTTGCTTATGCGACGGATATAAAAGGCATACCGTCAAGATTTTTGTATATCCCGAACACAAACTCAATTGGTGGAACACTTTACTTTGATTGCCCAGCAATAGACAACATAGACTATATAGCAGACTATTATGTTTATACTTACAGAAGCAACCTTGTGGAACCCACCCAATTACATCCTTTGATTTTTGAAAATAAAACCTTGCTAATTCACGCATTGAGTTTCTGGATTGAAAGATACTTTACTGCAGATATTAGTCTTGAAGCGCAAGCAAAAGCAGTTCAGGAAGCGCTTGAAAGAGGTGTTCAGTCAATGCAGAGGTTTAAGAAGGCAAAGCTTAAATTTTACTTTAGGAGGTATTAAGAGTGGGTTTTAAATTTAAATTTAATTTCGGAAAAGCAGTCAGAAATATAGTAAGAGATGTTAGTAAAGTTGCTCCAATTGCTCTTCCAATAGCTGGAGCGGTGTTTGGTGCTGGTGTGGGCGGTGGGTTATTAGGTTCTGTTTTAGGAAAAGTTGGCGGTGGGTTATTAGGTTCTGTTTTAGGAAAAGTTGGCGGTGGGTTATTAGGTTCAACTCTTGGTAGGGTAGCTGGGGGATTGGTTTTAGGTGGTTTAGCTGGTTCTTTACTGTCTGGAAGGTCAGGACTTAATCTTACAGACAAAACATCAATCCAAACTATAATACCTCCTCACGCACAAAAAGGCGCAGAAATTTTAGAAGGTTTGCTTGGTCAATCTTCTCAATATGCACAGACTGTAGCGAGCATAAAACGACCTTACTTATACCAAGCGGAAGCTTCTTTTGAAAATTTGCAGAGACAAATCCCAGAATTATTTGATAGAGCTAAAGGAGAAATTTCAAGTTTTTATGACAAATCTTATAGCGATATTTCTTCGTTGTTTGGTAAGGCTAAAGGAGAGATTTCAAGTCTTTACGATTACTTGCTCGGTCAAACAAAAAATATTATAACATCAGAACAAGCGAAACAAAACGCAAGGCTTGGAGCTTTAGGGTTGCTTAATACTCAAGCTCAGCAATGGACTATGTCTGATATTTTAAATAGAACAGCTCTCCCTATACTGGAAAGAAAGACTGAAGCATTGGCTGGTCTTGTAGGTTCGGAAACTAGAGCTCTAACTAATCTCATCGGAGAGAAGACAAGAAAACTAACTGGTCTTTCTGAAGCACAAACTGATACAATGTTGAAGTATCTGTTTGCAAAACCCGACTTCTACGTAAAGTTTGCTAATGAAATGGTATCTACAAACCCTTATCTTCTTGAGCAACAGTATAAACTTGACATAGCTAAAGCTATGATGAGCATACCTACAATCGTGCAACCTACTTATAAGCAAGGGCTGTTAGGTTCTTTAGCTTCTTTAGTGGGTTCTGGTATTGGGCTTTATAAATTAAATAATTATAAATTAAATAAATTAAAATTATTATAGCTAAATAGGAGGTGAGAAATGGCTAACATCGTCGTTTTACCTACTATTGAAATTCCTAACCCGTTTGGAGTTTTGGCTGAGGTTTTAGGAAAAGAAGTAATACCTTTTATCACAGAACTTTCAAGAAGTAAAGAACAGATAGCTTTGTTTTCAGATAAAGAACTAACTGACCACATACCTGTCCTCAAACGATTTGCTTCAGATTTACTTACACAAGACGGTAAGATAGACTGGAATAAAGTTGAAGAGTATGCTAAGTCTGAAGACCCGTTTAAACAAGAAGTAGCAAGTTATCTAAGCAACGTTAGAAAAATGAGAGAAGAGTTTGCAAATCTCCCTGTTGGAGAAAAGTTGGAAAAACTGAGTTTTTACGCTACAGCAACTAACCCCAAGATTTTAGAGAAAAGTTTTAAAGTTAAAATCATTACAGAAAAATATAACGAAGCTTTAGACAAAGCTGATATACCTGAGGAGTTAAAGCTTTTCTTTCGTGCTTATGCTCCAGAACTTGCAGAGAAAATAGCAGAAAGACCAGAACTTTTCAGCTCCTACATAAAGCTTCTTGAGAACCTTAGCAAGAGGAAACAAGGAAATACTCAGCAAGGAGGTGGGACTGGTAGCTGGAGGTTGAGTTTAGATGGACAAAACAAAAAGCAGTTTAGTATTAGGTTAGAAGAGCCTCAGCTTACTCCTCCACAAGTTAGCCCTCCGCAAATACCTAAAGTATTAGCACCACAACCAGTTTCTCCGCAAACACCTAAAGTAGTTAAACAAAAGCCTGTTGTTCAGAGAGGACAAACAGGTAATATTGGTAGAGAAGAACAAGTTAAGCAAAATGATAAAATAAAAACTACCAAAGAACAAAAACCACAACAATCTTCTGTAATGACTTTTTGGCGTGATGGTGTGTTGTGGGAAATGAGAAGAGGAAAAGATGGAAAAGTTGAGTATATACCAAGAGAAGTTCCGCTTATAGAACAAGATATGGACCCGCTTACTACTTCTTTTCTACCAAGCGTGCTTTCTAACGCTGGAAAATTTATTAGCAATGTTTTTGGTAGAGTATCAAAAACTTTAGGAAGAGGAGCACAAAAAACTGCAGAAAAAGTAGTAGAAAACGTAGCAAAAGAAACCGCAGAAAATACAGCATCTAAGCAAGCTACATCACCTGAGGCAGAAACTAAACAAACTGTCCTTACACCTATCAAAAAGTTGGAAAGCCTTGTTAAAGAAATACCTAATGAAGCAAAGAATGACCCAAAAATCAGACGAAGGCTTGTAGAAATTACAAGAGACTTAAAGAAGATTTCACGTGAAGCTCCATTTAGAGATGTGTCCGATGATTTGAGAGTTTTGGATGCAAAAGTAGATGAGCTTAAAGCTTTTCTTAAAAAACAGTATGGAGAAACTAAAACAACAACAGAAAAACCAACACCAAAAACTAAGAAGCAATCTAAAGAAAAACCAACACCAAAAACTAAGAAGCAATCTAAAGAAAAACCAACACCAAAAACTAAGAAGCAATCTAAAGAAAAACCAACACCAAAAACTAAGAAGCAATCTAACAAATAAGGCATATATTTATCCATATGCTACCAGCATTGGCTAAGTTTTTAACAAACAAAAAAGCTTTAGCGACTTTGGGAGGTGTTGGCGCTTTAGGTAGTATCTATCTTTTAGGAAGAGGTTCAAACAGTGGAGAAAAGTCTGAGGATATAAAACTCAAAAATGAAACTCCACAACCTAAACAATCTGCTACTCCTACTGTCAAAACCAAGTCTCGTAAAGCAACAGCACCTCAAACTGAGCAAATTCAAAACGAGAAACAACAAGCTACTCCAACTGTGGGAGCATTTTTACCTGAACTGTTGAAACTATACGAATTGTCAAACCTGCTTGCTCATCAATACGAACAAGACGCAAAAGCTTATTATCAAGTCTTTCAAGAGTATTCAGAGAAACTTGAAAAGCTTGTGCCTTATATTGCCTTAGGTCTTTCCAAAACTCCGCTTGGCATGAAAACTGGCTTGGATTTGCCTGAAATAATACACAATTTTCTCAAATATTATCCATGGGATTTTGTAAAGCAGAACTTTCCAAAACTTTTAGCAGGCTACTACATCCTCAAAGCAAACGGGCACGAAAATTTATCTAAATATACAGTAGAAGATTTAATCACAGTAGCAGACAATCCTGCACTTGCGCAAGCTACAGACCAGAACTGGTTAAACTTAATTTCAAACTACGCAGAGAACTACAAACTTGTCATGCAGTCAGTTCTTGACCAAGTAGGCAAGTTGAAAGATTTTTATACATACAGGTTGAATGTCTTGAAAGCACAAGCAGATATGATAGAAAGTATAGTTGATGCTATAATGAAAGAGGAAAAGTTTAACTTTGAAAAGTGGTTAAAGACATTCAATGCTTATAGTCAGCATTGGAAAAGAGTGCAAGATGTTGCACGGGGTTGGGCAAGCTTAGATTTAAGAAGACAGCAACTTGAATTAAAAAAGCAACAACAATCTGAGCCTCTTATTCAAATAAAAACTAAGGAGAAATAAGATGGACTGGGACAAGATACTCAAACAAGCCAGTGTGTCTATTGAGAAAAGTATTTCGGACTTGTTTGATGCTACACATCAACTAACTCGTGGCATTGTTCCGTCAGCTAAACAAATCAACGATATCACTAAAAAACATTTCGGTTTCAAAGTCTTTGCTTATGCTCCTTCAAGCTACGATACACCGCAAGAACTTGCAAAACAAACTAAACAAATGATAAATCTCGGATTTTCAGGTTATGCTTTAGACTTTGTCAAAACTCTCAAAGAAACTGGCGATACAAATACTTTGCAAGATGTTGCAAACTTTCTATCAAAGAAGCTACAAAATGCTATTGCAAATAGAAAGTTTGACCAAGTCGTGTATCTCTCTGCGGTAGCTGAACAGCTTGACCCGAATTTTAGAGATAATTTGAAAAAGTATTTGACTACCACAAAGCAAAACGGCGAGTTGTTGTATGAAGCTATAGAAAAAGCAAGAGAAAAAATCAATTCTATAGAACATGCAACTCTGGTTCTAAACTTAGCATCACTTGGTTTTGGTATAGGCAGTGTGCTATCAAGACCTTTCTTAACTCCGTTAGTAAGATTAGCACTGCTGGAAACACCCACTATTCTCTCTCTTGCTGGAAGTGTTGGTGGAGAAATGGTAAAAGCACAAGCACAAGGCAGGAACCCGCTTACTGCTTTATTTGACTTACCAAACCTTGCTGTTGCATATGATTTAGTAAAATCTGTCAGAACAGCGCCAAAGGCTATACAAAGCACAACTGCAAAACTTATTCTTGATAAACCTACAGAAGAACTTATTCCAGAAATCATAGCTGATATGATGCCCTCTTTTAAAACAAAACTCCAAATTTCACAAGACCTTGAGCAAGTCAAATCTGCTTTGACTTTTGTAAATAAGTCTTTTGCTACTGGAGAAAAACTTAACGATAACATTCTTCAAGCTTTTTATAAACATGCTGGATTGAAATCAGCGGTTGCGTTTCATAGAATGGTGTCTGCGTTTTCTCACGATATGAAGCTTGTGTCTGAGTTTTCAGCTGTAGCAAAATACATTTATAACAAAGAAAACGTAAAAGAAGCTTTGAAAAGATACATAAGAGAAGATGGTTCTATCAAAGTTAATGCCAACGAGGTAGAGAGAATTTTGTTAGACTTATCTAAGCAAGACCGTGAAATTTACAACTACCTTACTTTACAAAGAACAACAAGCTTGCTACATGCTATCAACAGAGCTTTAGAAGACGGAGCTGAAGTAATACACATTAGAAGAGCTGGAGAACGTGAAATAATTCATTCCATCAATGTGTTAGAAACAAAAGTAGATGAAATCATTAAACCACTCTTTGAAGAGCTGGACAAAGGACACAAGCTTGTTTTAACTTGGTCTAACAAAGTAGAAAACAAACCTGCATATATGATACTCAAGCCTGCATATCATCCAAGTTATGACAACTTCGTAATTCTCAAGGCGGAGCCTCTGATTGTTGCTACAGAAGAAGGCAGAACTTTTGATGAACTTCTGCCACAACTGAAGAAGTTTTACACAGATGAGGAGCTTGAGGAATTGCGAAAGTTTGTTGGAGACAGAAAAATAGATTTACTTGAAGATGAATACTTCAGTATTCCGAACCACAACATTACCACAAGTAGAGAGTTTGTAAATGGTATTCTGAAGGACAAGCTTGGGGATGATAAAGCAGAATTTATACATGGTAAATTCACTATCTATGACAACGCTACACTCTTTCCACACAAACTTGAAAAAGAGGCTGAAAGACTTGAGGAACTGAAAAGCATATTAGAAAACGAACTAAGAGCTAACATAACAAAAATAATTGAAACAGCTGACAAGCTTGATGATAAGACTGTTCAAAAAATTATGGAAGCTTTACAAAGAGCTGAACATGTGGAAACAAAGCTTACAAACATTGCAGGAACTTTGGAAGAACTGGCATTCAAGCAGGGACCAGAAATGCATAGAGAAGGTAAAGGTTTTGCAATACTGTTCAAAGATTACGACAGCTTAGTAGATTATACATCTTCAAAGGTGTGGAGCAGATTGTATTCAAACCTTGCTGGTATAAAAAGCATACGAATATTGAAGTCTTTTATAGAGAATAGAAAATTTAGTGGACAAATGACTGATTTACAAAGAATTGTTTATGACTTCATAAAAACGCTTGAATACAAGACTGGTAATGAGCTGGTTGATGCTTTAAAAACATTTAGCAGATATGTTGGTTCCGCTTATACAATGTTTAACATTCCTATTACTGTTGCAAACTATGGACAATACCTTGCTATAGCATCCGCACTGTTTCCAAGCTTGAAGCTGTTCTCTTCCGCATCATTAAAACATTTAATAGATGAAATAAAAATAGCTTACAGAGAAGCTGGTGTAAGACACGGACTATACAAATACCATGCTTTAAACCCATTTGTGCCCTTAGTTGAAGGTCTTATCCGTTCATCAATTAGAGCAACTATTGAAGATGAAGCTGGGTTTAAAGCTGTGATAGATGACTTGGCAAGATTTATTACAAAATTCAATCAGAAAGATGTTGAAGCAGTAGCGAAAGAGTTGTATGACTTTTACAAGTTGAACAAGGAAATGCTTGTAAATGACTTGGAGAGAATGATAATTGGAGGAGACTTACGAACACTAAACAATTTGTTTGTAAGGCTTGGTCCTTTTAGCGCTAACACGCTTGAGGCTGTGATTTCATGGTATAGATTTGTATTTTCTCCTCTTTCACTTGGTTTGCAATCTGCCTACAAGCTACTTTCAGACTTAAGCAGAGGCGATATTAAATCACTCGGCAAAGGTCTTACAATGTCTTCACTACTTGCTTTTACTGTTGGAACTCAAGCAGTTCCTTACTTTACTCCTGCTGAAGTAGGATATAGTTTAGCAAAGGATGTGGCAAACCTAATAGCAAACACACTTGGCGTGGAAACTCCAGAGATACTTGATGAGAAAAACTTAGGTTATGCTATTACAAAGAGGATTTTAAGTTCATTCGGCATAGAAGTGCTTGACCCGAAATCAAAGTATTATCTTTTTGAAGCGTCTGGAAGAGAAGTAGCTAAGTATCTTGCTGGGCAAGAGCTTATTGGAGACAGCGGAGCATGGAATATTGTAGAAAGAGGTTTAAACATTCTGCATATGCTAACGAACGTGAGTGAAGCTGGACTTGTGTCTCCAAGTGCTATGGCGTATGATTTGACTTTGTTTTCACCAGTAATAGAACTTGGTAAGAACCTCATTAAAGAATTGTGGTCTGTAAGTCGTGGAGACAAGACTTACGGTGATGTGTTTTTGAGAATGCTTCCTAACCTCATTCCAGCAGGTCGTAGAATGCTTGCTTTGATAGAGGGTAAACCACTTGTAAAGAGCAATTACGGTGATTTGCGAGAGTTTTACGGAGAAGCTAAACATCTATCTGAACAAGATTTTTATACTACACTCGGACTTAGCTGGTATCTCGGATACTTGGCTACATTCTTTGACGGCGTTTATACAAACTTCTTCTTTGACAGTCTAACTAACTGGTTTGATATTGAACCTGAAAAGTTCAAAAGACCAAAAGAGGCTGAGTATTACAAAGTTATAAACCTACGTGATACAAAACAGTTGCAAGATGCTAACGAGTTAAAGTATATGATTGCGATGTTTAAGCATGCTGATGATGAAGGAAAGAGGTTTATTCTTGATAGGATGCACAGACTTGTTGAAAATAGTTTGTTGAGTAGGTCAAAGAACTTGCAGACTATTTTGAAGAACTTTAATAAACAGTTTGAAAAGAAAGAAGAGATATTGAAGAACTATGTAGAATTTTACAACTTCGCAAGACAATATCTTACTCCAGAAAGCCAAGCATACCTTGACCAACGAGTTAAGTTGCTTATAAATATATACAGAATAGCTAAACAGCAACGAGGTGATGAGGAATGAGTGATATTTTAAGTATTTTTAATTCTGTATTCAACGTAATAAGTTTTGTGCTTGTCGTGTTGCTTATACCTTTGATAAGATTTTTGATAGACCTGCGGTTGAAGATAGAGCGCATTGATGTTTTGCTTGATATAATTATAAAAGACATTGATAAACTAAAAAAGGAGGTTTGGAATGGAGAAGAAAGTGAGGATTAAGATTGGTAATGTTGTGGTGGAAATGCCAGAAAATGTAGCTTTACAAAATCCGTATTATCGGGCACTGCTACAACAAGGTAGCAAGGAAACGCCTCAGACAGAAACTCAAACGCCTTCTTCTGATACGGAGACAGCAGAGAAACAGGATTTTGCGGTATTTTCTGAACAAACTTTACCTCATAGAACCCAGCAGAGAGGTAGGAGGAGAAAGGAGGTTGAAGAGAAATGACAATAAAATCTGGAAAACCTTTGAACACCGTGCTATAAATTTTAATTGACTTTGCAAAAACTTTATACTTAAGCAGTTTATAGATGTCTTTTTCCTTCTTCGCTTTGAACTTAAATTCTGCTTGATAAACTTCTTTCAAGCTTCTTCACTCCTTTTGGGTCTACATCAAGCACTTTTGCTATAATTTTGTAAGGTATGTTGAGTTCTCTTGCTCTATGAACATACTCCACTTTCTGTTCCTTAGGTAGTTGTCTAAGTCTTTTTCTAACTACTCTGCTTTGTGCTGGAGTTCTGATTATCTTAAGACGCCAAAGTGTGCTATATACTTTGTGGTGAGATAACTTAGTAATGTGTGCTATTTCATCTACGCTTAAGTAAAATTCAGTATAAAGCTTTGCTATAAGTTCTTCCATAGCTTATCCTCCTGTTTAGTTATATCATAATTTGCCCACAAAATTTCAACTGTTTTTGGTCTTTCTTGTCTTTTGTTTTGTTTCGTGATAACATAAGAATGTTTTGTAGCTGGGATTTCAAGTTTATAAAAGTCCTTTAATTCTTCATTATAAAGAGGGTTTGCATATCCAGATAAAAGCCACTTTGCTTTTGTTTGTTTGAGAATATTAAGCAGGTCTTTATGGTCTTGTTCTGTAAAGTCGGGGTCATAGTAATGTTCCGCACTATAATAAGGCGGGTCTAAGTAGATAAAAACGTTGTCTCTGTCAATTACTTTATTGAGTAATTGACGAAAATCTAAACATTCTATATGAACGTTCTTTAATCTGTTGTGTATTAGGTGCAAAGTTTCTAAACTATTAAAAAACTGTTTGGTCTCTGATTTTGTAAAAGAATAAGCCCAACCACCAGAATTATGTTTGCCACCAAAACAAGTATAAAACAAATAGTAAGTTTTCACAGCCAAATCCACATCTCCTAATTCTTGTATTTCAGTTTTACGATAATCTTCTAAAAACTGTTTCCTTAAAGCACGAGAATAGACAAGCCATTTTACTTTTTCGTAAAACTCCTCAAACTTAAAAGCTACAACATAAAATAAGTTAGCAATTCGCTTGTCGTAATCATTATATATCTCTATCTTAGATGGTGATTTATTCAAAAGCACTTTAGCTGAACCGCCAAACGGTTCAACATAAATTTCATGCTTTGGTATTAGCTTCAAAATCACATCAAGCATGTAAAACTTACCTCCTATGTATGGAAAAAAGCTTAACTTACCCTTTCTCCCAAACTTCGCTGACATTTGGCACCTCCACTTCAAGTTTTATTTTAGCAACTTTATTACCAAACTCTTCTGCTTTCTCAACACACCAGTCCCACGCCTCTTCCATCTTTTCCTTGATTAGCTTAGCTAAGTCTTGTGCATCCTTGCTGTCTGCTTCTACTACTATCTCGTCATGCACAAGATTAACTATCTTCAAGCTCGGTTCCTCCTGCTTCAGCAATATTATAGCTTTTTTGAAGAGTTCTGCACCACTGCCTTGTATTTGAT